CTGTCCAACAGCGCTCTTCTATATCTTTGTTTTCGGAGGAATTATTTGATTCGTGGTGTTTGAAATACTCAACTTCTCGTTCATGTTTTGCTGCTGCTTCATGAGAATCGAATGTGCCAAGATTTTTGCCACTGTGTGATAGCAGTCTATACTTGCCATCTGATAGCTTTTCAATATGTTCACTAAAAAACTGCTTAAACTTTTTCATATTATGCCCAAGCCTTATCTGCCGTAAAGTTCACTCTACTAAACTCAAGCCTATCGACGAGTTTATATGCGTTACCAATCTTATCGACAGCAACAAAACCTTCGGGTGATGTAACTTTGAATCCATCTGGCGTCTCTAAGAACGTACCAATAGAGTTTACTCGGCGCAGTTTATTCAAAAACACACCTTTGATGTCTGAAATAAATGCAGCCACCATGAATATGTTTATCAAATCTGATTGATACTTAGCGAGAAAGGATGTCAAATCATTTAGCTGTTGTTGTTTGCCTTGTTTGCCTTTATCCGTCTTTAGCTTCTCGATGTCGGCAGTAACTCTCTCACGAATGAAATCGACAAGTCCAGATGCGTACTTTTTGGTACCTGAGATACTCTCGCCCGCAGCAACTTTTGCATTTACATACATCTTAATGTACGATTGAATCTTATTGTCGCCTATTAGTAATGCAACTCGCTTGCTGTCGAGGCTTTTCACAAGATCACTCAGACTAGAAATTCTAGCACTGACATAATCAGTTTCCGCTTGAGTAAGTGTTGCGGCACCAGACGTGTCTCTGAATGTTGCGTCTGTAACCCACACTTTGCCAGACTTTAGGTTTGATACATCTGCGCCGTATGATGCTTTCAATTCTGCTATAGTTTTGCCAGTATATGTTGTATGGAAAACTATGCCCATATTTGAAGCGGCAATCTTTTCTCCCAAAGCAGACTCGGCAGGAACTGCGTATGTAATAGTGTTAGGTCTAAACGCTATGTAATTTTCGCCATCATGCTCGACAGTCTTTAGTGTATTTTTGAAAAATAGGAAGTCACCCTGCAAGACACCTTTGATACCCAAAGTGGAAAGATTTTGAAGAGCTATTTTCAATTTCTGTGCAAGCTCACCTTCATAGTATTTGTCGGCATCAGAACTTTTGTATATCAGCTTGGGCTCTTTATTAAACAAACTCTTCGTTGCGACAAAGAACTTGCCGTTTTCTGGATTGATTCCACAAAACACAGCAGGAGCTCCATCCCACTTGACAGTAACATTCATCGAAGACTTTGAAGAACCTGATAGCATTGAACGCAAGCCCTTCAAAAACGAAACGGCAGACTTTGCCCCTGGCACGCCATCGTTGAATATACTATCTTCTAAGTGTTCAAGATGAGTATTTTTACCTGCGGCTTCTATAATGTACTGCTTAAATGATTTCATCTGCTATACAATCTCACACAACTAGATATTTATCTAGTATGAGTTGCCACATAATGAAGAACTAAAGCAATCAAACATGACAAAAGAAATAGAAAAGAACGATTGTTTCCAAAATTACTCATAATTTCTGATTATGGTTTCACTCACAACTTTTCGAGATGTTGATGTGGCAGACACAGATCTATTTGCAGAGACAACTTCAACTGTGTACTCTTTATACATGTCAAATACGATAGGCGCTGAAGAGTTGGATTGCATCCACTTAACGCCCATTTTTGTGAGAGCATCACAAAATGTCTTCAACTCTCTCTGATCTTTCATTGTAAAACCATCTTTACTGTACTGAGTAAACGATGATGTTACGGAGAGAGGTATGTATGGAGGGTCAAGATATACAAACACATTTCTGCCAAGATTGACAGCACCCTGGATGTTTGCATACACCGACTCGTATGACTTAGAATCGATAAACACACCAGCGCGGCTCAACACAGAATGACAAGCATATATGTTTTCGTGGTCTACTATCTTAGGACTAGGATACTTTCCATACGACACGTTAAACTCACCCTTAGAATTGACTCGATACAGTCCATTGAAGCATGTCTTGTTTAGATATATGAACCGGGCGGCTTTCTGTATGGGAGACCAGTTCCATTTGTAAGCAACGTCTCGATCCGCATCACGAATCTGTTGAAAGTGTTCTTCTGTATTCTTATGCTTTGATAACTCACCAATCAAAAGATTGGGATTAGTTCTGATCGCTTGATATGCCATGATGAGTTCTTCGTTATTGTCACTCAAATGTGCTTGAGTAATCCTATCTGCAAGATGAAAGAAGAGGGCGCCACCGCCTAAGAATGGCTCATAATACACATCAATCTTTTCAGGAACTCTACATTCAAGCTCCGAAAGTAGTTGTCGTTTGCCGCCAACCCATTTAACAAATGGCTTCGGTGCTACTACCTCTTGTTGTGTATCAGAACTTAAAGTCATCGAATCCGCTCTTTTCCCTTCGTTCAGCTTTCATGTTATTGCCAAATTTGCTCTTATCAAACACTGAGCTATCTTCTGTTTTCAAATCTGTATTTACTAGCTCCGTTTGGGCAGAGTCGTCTAAATCAAATAACTTCATCTTCGATCTATCAATACCTAAAACAAATCTCTTTAATGAGCTAACATCATTATAGCGATTTTTAAGCTGTTTTACAAGAATTTGTCCCATCTGCTCCAGCTCTTCCGTCGTGGAAAGAGCAATCATAAAATCTGCTGTTGCTGGAAGACCAAAAGATTCTGATGTATTTTCTAATCCAATATCACTCGATGTATAACCAGCACGATTAGTTTGGGTTGCCGTCCATATGGGAACATTACACTCTACTGCAAGTCCACGAAACTCTTCTGCAATACTCTTGACGTAAGTGTAGCTGTTGACGTTATTTGCACTGTTGATTCTACATGACGCAGCGATGTTTAAGTAATCGACGAAGATAACATCAGGAACAAAATTCTTCTTGAGAGATAATTCATTTAACAATGCTCTAAAGTGTGATGTTGTTGCTGTTGCTGTTGGATACTCTTTAATAATCAATCTACCAACTGTCTTGTTTCGAATCGCTTCAATCTTCTTATCATACATATCTTTAGGTATGTTCTGCAAATCAGACAAAGATATATTCAGCAAGTTTGCATCAATACGTTCTGCAATACGCTCTTCTGCCATTTCTAGTGTAATATACAATATATTCTTGCCACTCATAAAGTAGCTTGCAGCCATATGACAGAGGGCGAGAGATTTTCCAACTGCCGTTCCTGCAATTATAACATTGAGTGTCTTTCTAGGAACTCCGTTCTTTGTGATCTTATTCATACACTCAAGATCGAACGCAAACTTCTCTTCAACTTTGTGATAGAACGCATAACGATCATCAACATCTTCAAGATAGCTGTGACCGATGTTAGGATCAAAAGATACTGCAAGAGCGTCTGTGAGCATCTTAGGTATGTTTCCTCGACTGAACTTACTTTTCTTATCATCAGCAATTTTGATACTACCTAATAGTGCAATATAGATGGCTCGATCTTTGCACCATTCTTCCGTCTGCTCAAGCAACCATGTCTCATCAACTTTAGTTGCTTCAAAAGAAACAATCATATCTTTTGCAACATTTTCAACTTCTGTTGAGAGCTTGTCGTCTTTTGACAGGGATATGAGCAAGGCTTCTTTACTTGGGCGAGATTCATACTTGAGTAGAAAATCAGAAATCTTTTCGAACACCACCTTCTCTGACATTTCCGAAAAGTATTCGGACTTCAAAAACGGTAACACTCTTCGACAATACGGCTCATTGAAGATGAGGTTTTTCAATATCAAAGTTTCAACTCTATCGTTTATCATCTTGAACAAGCTCTATGTACATCTTTCCGTCTTGATTCTTTGCTTTGTCACCGTATGTGTCTATTATATCAATAAGTATTTGTGCAAGCAACTTATCCATCTCAACAGACACAGAATTAGGAAATGTTTTTCCTTTAAGGTGATCTGGAACGTAAATCACTTCTGTTTGAAATGATATTCTTGGATCTGAGTTTTCAGATGTTGGCTCGACAGGACCAAACTCTCCATAACTGTAAAGTATGCCATTGAATGGAGCACAAGGTGGCAACAATTCAACAACCCACTTTTTAGAATCATTCGGATCAAAAACAATCCGATACTTATCTTTAATGAGCGTCATTTAGAAGCTCCTCGACAATATCTTCTGTTTCGATTCCACCAGTGCCGTAGCTGTACTCTTTTTGTGCTGCTTGATCAATCGCAGCAAGAACCTCTTCTGTAAAGAACTTTTCTGGATTGTTGATTATCTGCTTTTCAAATACGGTCTTACCTCCACCAACATCAATCTTAGTAGCAATCTTCTTGAAGATGCCATGCTCAAGGGCGAGATCTACAAGTCCGTAGTGGCGATCAAGTCCCTTGTCATACGACAGCAAGACACTTGCTTCTGTATTCTCTTTGGTCAATCGAGACTTGAGATTCTTACATCGAATGAAGATTCCTGTGACGTTGCCTTCTGCATCTTTATTCTTTGACTTTGAAAGAGCGATGATGTTGTTGGCAGCATACTTGAGTCCTCCTCCGCCGCCCATCTCTTTCGTCGGAAACATTCCCATCGTCTGATATACATGGTTTGTTACAAGCAGAGGAATCTTTGCTTTGCTCAACTTGAGTGTGAGAACTCGAAACGCAGCACGAATCTCTGCTGTGCGAGTCATGTCTTTTACTTCTTTTCCTGTACCAGAATCGTTCATCTCTTTAGTTGTCGAGAGCATGCCGAGAGAATCGAGAACCAGCATCAGAGGTCTTCGATCTTTCTCTGGCGTATTAAGATGA